CCTAAATAAGGTCTAGCCATAATTAACCTCCCTTATGAAATTTGGAATAGTTTATGACTCTCAATCAGTGTTACGCCAATACCTTCATCAGAGAAATACTGATCTTTTACACCATCGTAAGCATCATCTGTTAAGATGTTTGCCTGGAACTTTGGCGCACGGTATTGTGCATGAAACAGATTCTCATCAGATGTAACAAGCATTGTCTTGTTATATGTCTGACGTAAAGCTGGAGTTGGAATCAATTGCAATGCTCCATGAGGCGTTTCAAGAACCCGGTAATTAAAACCGAGAGCATCACGCTTCATATCGCCAAGGCTTACTGTCCAACCAGAGTTACCTGCCATACCTGAAGAACCAGCCATCTTAGACCAGTAGCTTAAGGCACCTGCACCACAGAAAGCACGTTTCACACCAGCTTCGGGAACATACTGGAATACTTTTTCCATATCGTCCACGAAATCACCATATGAATATGATGCTTCTGTTATGGTGAAACGACTTTGATCGGCACCAGAACTATCTCCATGCTTTTCAATCGCAGGAATGATACCCATTGTTGCACGAACTTGATTGCTATTCGCGTCTGTAAGGTCATCATCAGAGAAAGCACCAGTAATATTGATCGGTGAACGACCAAATAAGAATGCACGTTCTTTCTGAATCTTATGTTCCTGTGATTTCTGATCACGAAGTCTAGCCAATTCAGATGATTCACCACGTAATGCAGCTTGTAGGATAGTTCCTGTGATCTGCAATGGTGTTTTAAATATCTGACACTGGTTATAGACTACTTGCAATTCATCTGCCCATGCAGTCCCGGCTACAGTACCTTCACCGTATGCGCTACCAACAACTATTAAATATGAACCATCAGCACTTGTAATAGTACCAGAATCATTCATATTCTTTACGCTGAAGTTTGCACTTGAGCCACTACCGGCTACCGCAGTAATCAGAACTACACCTTGTTTAGTAGAACCGGGAGTAAGCCCGTCCCAAACTTCACAAGTGAGTCCAATCCAACTATTGTATGCGTAATCACCGCCTTCACCTTCCATACCAACTGGTGTACCAGATTTTACAACCCAAGTATCAGCGGCATTATCAACTGCACTAGCTACTGCTGTGCCAGTTTGGAAGTATTGTTTTACCCATGGATTACGATGTTCAAACATTTTAAACTGCGGATCAGCCATACCTGTAACAGTATTTTGATTGGCAATCACAGTTGTAAAAGGCGAAACGTCAGTCCATAGCTCTTTAACTACGTTTGGACGAATGTAAAAATCTCGTCTATCCGTATATAGAATCCCACTTGAAGTGAGATTTTTGGCATTACTTGCCATTTTATGTTACCCTCCTAGACCTACCTAAAGGTCTATTTTAGTTAAACCGTTCTTTTATTTTGCATCAAGCCAAGATTGAACAAGTCCTCATCAGTATACTGGGGTTGATTTTCACCGCCTCCGACACTTGCCGGTGGTGGCATATTCACCCTATTCTGACGATTCTTCATCATCGTAGCTTTCTGCCTCGTCTCCACTTCAGCCGTACTTGGAGCATTCCTGATTCTATCTAAGGCAACAAGGTTTTCTAGAGATATACTATCGGGTGATGAGTAATACTGAATGAACTCATTTGCTCTTTCAGGTGTATACCCATATCCTTCCTGTAGATTCCGTTGCATGGCTTGTTGTTGTTGTTGAGCCATTGCTTCCTGTTGTTGTTTCTGTTGCAGTGCATACTGCTTATCCGCTTGTGCTAAACGATGTGCTTCCATGTCTTCTTGGTATGAAACCAAGTCCTCACGGTAGCCATCTAAAGCGTCACGGTATTTGAAACTAGATGAATCGGGGTCCATGTAGGCTTCCGATGGATCATAGTTACTTGGCTTACTAGGACGTTCGGGTTTCTTTGGTGATCCTTGAGATTCGGCTTTACCGGAAACCCCTTGGGTATCACCAGAGAGTGATCTTGCAACATTGTCAAGAATCCAAGGGTTCTCTTCGATATGCTTTGCGATAGGCGCCACATTCTCTAAACTCTTAATCTTCTCTTCCATTCTGTTGTACTCACTCGCCTTTTGGTCATACTTACTTTGCCAATATTCATAGCGTTCTTCCTGTGGTTCTTCCACAGCTTCTGCTACAGGTTGCGCTTGTTCCGCACCTTCATCAGCCAAATACATCCCGCTTTCTGGATTGAAAGATGGGTCAAATGGCTCTAATACGTCAGTCTGTTCAACTGCACCATCGTTTGTAGTTTCCTCAGCAACGATATTCTGTACTTGTTCTTCCATGCTATCTCCTATCCGATTTGTCTATCCGACAGCAACCGGTGTTTGGGTTTCAGCTTCCGTTTCCCGTTCCGTTTTCAATTGATCTCCTAACCGAGCCTCAAACAATTCCACTGCTTTAGCGGTCTTGTCACTGGATCGTCCCAACTGACGTTTAAATTTTTCTATCTCAACTCGTTTCTTATCATGGACGCTTTCACGTTCAGACGTTTGCAAATCGCCCTTGATACGTTTTAATTCTTCTTGCAACTGTTGTATCTGTTGTTGCTGTTGACCGATAATAGCCGTTCTTTCCAATACACCCTCTGTATCGGCAACTTCTGTTTGTTCCAGTATTTCAACTTGGTCAATAATGCCAGCTTGATAGAGTTGCATATAATATTCAAATCTTGCCCAACGATTAGACGGCATCGTAGAACCGCTTACAACAATTAGGTCATAGCTACCAATTGTTACGTCATTTACTCTTCCTAGTATTTCACCAGTGAAATCATCGTATATAGGTCTATTCAGAGTAGCTTCGCTTGTTCTTCCGTCTGGTTTCATAAGGCGAATCACCTTTTCATCTGTATAAGTCTGTTGGATCAGTTGAACCACACTACGAGCTACCTGATTCAACATTTCATCTATATCATCCAACTTTGATTTGATGCGTCGCTGGGCGTATTCATCAACGGCAACAGTTCCCTTATATGTCTGCGGAGCAGCACTAGGGTCACCCTGAGATAATGGGTGTATGCCTAAAATGTGATAGATACTTGATTTCGCATCTTCTTTATTCTTATATAATTCATTTGGTAGTGGAATCGGACCCGCTACAATAGGTTGTCCTAATTCAGGGTCATATTCGATTACACCAGTTCCAGCTCTAGACCATTCTTCTTCTAATTGTTTTCTATCCATAGACCCACGTGGTATAAGTAGCTTTGTGTTTGTGGAACTGGATGCATGGGCTATAATGAGAGATGTTAGTTTATTGATATATTCCTGTATAGGCTTTACGAAGCGTACATCACTCATAGGGTAAGGATTTCTATTATGCCTGTTCATAAGTGGAACAATTGGATAGTTATCTATATCCATAATTGATTGTTCTACCATTAAACCGCCAATGGACATTATTCGATGAATCCTATCAACCATTACTTCATTTAAGACAATAACGCCTTCTTCTATCATAGTCTCATTAGTTACAGGAGTAATGCGTGTTGTAGTACCCGGTATTGCACCTTCATGCTCTTCCCCTGGCATAATTGTAGGTTGCCCAGTTGCAGGGTCAGGCATCATGTGATATACACCGCCTGTGGACTCATATATCTGTAATAACTCCATAACTGCTTTATCGTCAGTTACGGGCTGTACACCTTGGGCAGTTTCCATAAATACTGCAGGTTCTTCAGCAAACTCATTAAATCCGTCTTCATTCATAATATTCTCTTCACCAGTGAGTGAATCAAGAATATGGAAGTATGGTAATTTTACTTTTTCATATCTATCTATTATTTCATAATGTCTGTTATTACCATTATTGTCTTCAGTGGGGCCGACTTGCTGATCTTCTGATCCATCCCTAGATGTGGCGGGATACCTGTTATTACTTGAACAAGTCATCATATCGTCTATTTTATCAGCCACAGACGGAAATACCGTTTTAATCTGCTCTTCTGTAATTCGTTTTGCCACAATCATACAGGCAGAGTCTCTAGCAAAAGGGTCTTTGCTATTAGGGTCAAGGTATAAATCAAGAGGGTCAACACTCTTAACCTTTATTTCACCTCTCCCGAAGTCTGCCATACCATCCACATAGGTTTGTAAGACTCCCATACCCTTTACATAGTAATCATCCACCACTTGTTTCAACTCTACGTTTCCATTAGATATATCCCATATATAAGCCATTATATCTGAAAAGAGCCTACCGACCTTATTATCAGAGTCATCCCTGCCTGCTGATTGAAATTTTGGTTTATTTGCGGTCAGTAGTGATTTTGCCTGTTCTACTGCTGGATATATGATATTGTCCACAATTGGGACTTGAGACCGTTTGGCAAGTACGTTTTTATGTTCCGTCTTCCATTGCTGGTTATTACGGAACTCATCGTCTTCCATGGCTTGTGTTGCCCATGTTGCTCTACCTTCGTGGTAGTTATCTAATAGGCGTTCTGATTTGGCTACTTCTGGATGTTTTTCGTGTGGCATTAAAGTTTATGGAGTGAAACTGGGGGCGAGTTTATTAAAGAGAAATCCCGATTCTCAACAGCACTTATTAAACTAATTGCCAATCACTGAATATATTATATCTTTTCTTCGATAATAGCGGCACATCATCTACTTTATGGTAGGGGGCAAACGAGCCTTTATTAGCATAGTATAGCCCATCCAGTATATCATCGTGCTTACCCCTAGGGAACAGAAGCAGCTCATCCATCAGTTCTTGTTGTTTCTGATGTATAAACATCTGCCTTTTAGCAAATATGGGCTGAAGTGACTCCAATCTGTTACTTTTAGAGTTTCGTGGGTTTTCTTTTATATTAAGCCCCGGAATGAACAGATTCTCATCCCTAGAGCGTTTTATGACATATTCACGAAGCATTTCCTGATATCCTACAGATTCTATCCTTGTTTTCTCTGAACGATATCTTCTGAAGTTATCTACAATAGCTTCTGCCAGATTTAGCGGTGTAGCGTGTTTTCTGTAGTAAGGAAGTGAGAATCTCCGTTCCTGGTCATCAATAGCTAAGTTGTAGATTACTGAATAGTCAGCACTTCTTTTAACGCTTGATGCGGGATCAACGCCTGTAAATACATTTATGGGTACTATCTCATCACAAGGTGAGCCGTCCAATGAAGTAATCTTTAAATAATTTTTATTATTTTTTCTGTAGAAGTCGCCTTCATAGAACCTGAAATCTTCTGCTTTAAACAATTGGTCTTCATCTCCAACGATTTCACAGGCATATTCCCTATAAAACACAGACAATCTGTTAATAGAGTCCAGTTCCTTCTTTTTTTCCAGTAGTTTCTCAATACTCCACCAATCTTCCCATAATGCTATATTTTTCTCAAAGTCTGGCTTAAAGGTCATATTGTCCCAACCATGCATATCTTTCAGGGTTTCTACTAAACATCTTTGATGCTGAGGTGTTCCAATAACAACTATACGCCCTTTCATGGGATCCAATGATGGAACCGCACTCTGTAGCAGCCATCTTAGGTTATTTTCCATAGCTTCGGCTGTTTTGGTATTATTCTCGTCTTCAGGGTCATCTACAATAATAAGTGTAGGACGTTGATTACCAACCTTAATACCACGTATCTGCTGACCAGTACCTTTACAAATAACCATAGAACCATCTTTTAGCTCTATTTCTGACTTAGACCAACTTTTAGCACTATGAGACCCCCAATATCCAAACAATGAACGGAATGTTTCAGAGAAATCCATAGTATCTTTCAATAAACCGAGCAACTTGACCGCATGATCCTGTGTTCTGGACACCAATACAATCAATTTCTGCCCTTTTCCGTACATAAGATGATATAAAGGGAATATACCCCCAATAATTGATGATTTAGCGTGACCACGTGGCGCCACTATGTTCATTTGCTTAATATCGGGGTTTAATAGCTTCTCAGCTATGTCATAATGGAATTTCGGGGAGTTTACTGCAAACATATTCGGCATACAGACCTTACCGAACAGTACCATATCGTGTTTCAGCTTCTGGAGTATCTCCTTCTGCTTCTTTTCGTCAGACACTAATAATCAGCCCCCATTAGTCTATGTATTTCACCATCACTAACGCTTAAGCCCATATCCTCAGCTACGGCAGATAGCACATTCATGAAGGATAATAGCTTCTTTTCGTCAGTAGATTCTATTATTACGAGTTTTTTAAGCTTCTTTGACTTCTTCATGCGGTATTTCCTTCTTTTGCGACATTTTCAGGCTTTTCTTCTCTTCTTTTGCTATTTTATCAAGAATAGTGCTAGTCATATCTATTTGAACCATATCTGTCTGCATAGATTTCTTAGGCAGCATATCCATAATCCTTACAAATTGCTCTGCACCCCTGAGAATATTCGACGCGTCTCCGTTTGTCTTAGCAACAGTAATACCATCCAGTATTATATCCAGTACATCGCCTTGTGATATATTCCTGTCACTTAAAGCTTTTTGTATTTCTTCATCCAACATT